GTCACCGATGCAGCAGGTATGGAAACGAAGTCGTCAGTCTGCGGAATCCTGTCGGCTCCGCCCGTCTGCCCCTCCGAGGGCTGCCAGTAGCACGGTCCCGATATGTGGCGTATGTAAGCCGGTTGTCTGTCACGCTTTATCTTTTCGTATATCGTGCAGCCTGCAAGGTTTGTAAACATTGTATCAGCTCCCTGTATCGTAGAGTTCTATCGCTCCGTAGGTCTGCCGCAGCAGTCCCAGCTCTTTCAGCTCATTGCGCAGGAAATACAGTGATTGCCCTGCATTGAGATAGGTCATTGAGTAGCTGTAACTGCCGTTGGTCTCGGAATTCTGTGTAGCCGCCGGAGCGCAGTCGGTGATGCTGTTGAGCGCCCTTGTGGTCGCCTGTATTACTACGCTTTTCACAGCAGCACCGTAGTCCTCACTGGCAGCGATCAGAGCGTCAAGGTCTTTGCCGTGCTTTGCAGCAGCGAGCCGGAGCTTCGAGGACGCTGTGCCGAGAAGTATCTCAGCCGCTTCCTGCTGCTGCGCCGTCAGGCTTATCCCCAGCGCCGTTATGTCGCTTACGCTTGCGTAAACCGTTCCCATTTGCAGCCTCCTTCTCAGCAGGAGCATTGCCCTCAGCCTTTTCAGGCGAGGGCTTTTCGGTTCTGCTGACTATCCTGTTGTGATAGAGCATACGATCACTCCTTATGCGTTATTGCAGGTCAGACCGGAGAGGTCATAGAGCTGTGTATTGGTGTAGATGCTGCCGTCAGCGCCCTTTGTGCTCTGAACTACCTTGAGCTTCTGGGTGTTCTTGTCAGTGATCTTGAACACGCCGTTCTTGTCGGGATCGTCGATGAGTTCAACAAGACCGCTGCCTGCTGAGGGTTCAAGTCCTACCATAACCGATGTGGAATCACTGTCGATATTCGTGAACTTGACAGCGAGGAAGTTTCCAGCGCCCCAGTCAGTTGCGAGTGCGCCTGTGCTGAGGTATTTCAGTGTACCGGTGATAGCGCCGTTAGCGACTGCAACGCCGGTCTGGAGATCACTGACCTGTGTGCCGAACATATCCGTCTCACCGTCTTCGGCTGCTACGGTGAGACTTGTCAGGGGTTTGTTGCCACTACACGAGCGAATGAAGCAGCGTCGAGGATGCCCCAGCCGACATAGCACTCGGATCTGAGTACGATCTCGTTTGTGCGCTTGAGGTCACCCTGACCGTCAGGATCACCATAGGGGATGATCTCGAATGTCACACTCTGAGCATAGCCCCACTTGAACGCATTTGCGAAGTCACCGACAATAGCTCTGTCAAGGCTGCTGCCGAAGGAGACAGTGCTGTTGATGTCGGCTGTCATACCGCCGAAGTTTCCGGGGTTTGCGCCGTAGCGGAATTCGGGGTACATAGGAGCGTGAGAATCAGCCATTTTCATAGCACCGAGAGCAGAGCCGAATGCAGGAGCCATAGCGATGCCGGTAACATCTCTCTCAGCGAGCTGGATAGGCGCAACGGCGCTGTCGATGTTGTCATCAGGTGTTGAAGAATTGTAGGTGACAGTGTTTGTGACGGTGCTGTCAAAGCAGTTCGTGCCGACAATGCTCGATGCGGAATTGGTGGCAGGGTTCACGCCGTGAAATGCAGCAATGTCGAAGCCCCTTGCGATCTTCTTTGCAAAGCCGTCATTGAATGCCTGAAGAATGGGGAGCTGCTTCTCCTCAGTCATATTGAGGAATTCCTCGGTGACTCTGTGCTGATAAACGAATTTGATAGGCTTGATAGTGACAGAGCCTGTCGCAGCATCACCGGCAGGCTTCTGAGCGCCCTCACCAACGATAGCAGCCTCGCCGTCCATAGAGAACGTCATTACGTCAATGCCTGCAAAGGGCATAGGATCGCCGCCGCAAAGCTTTGCAAGGGTGGATTTGCCCTTGACCTTGTTGAAAAGGTCTTTTACAAGCTCAGGCTTGAAAAGGGTTCCGGTTGTAGATTTGTTTCCCATAGTGTTATTCCTCCTCAGTTGTTATTGATCTCACGCAGCATTTCAAGCTCTGCGGAGCTCTTGGAATCTGTGAATGCTCCTTCGCCGGAGTATCTGGGTGTGGGCTGATGCTTGGGCGCTGTGAAATACTTTGCGAAGGTATCAGCGTCCTTGTTGATCTCGTCCTCGGTCTCGCCGGAGAGCTTTTCAGCAAGCTCGAAAGGAATGCCCTTTTCGTTTGCTGCCTTCATCTTCATAGCGGAGAGCTTATAGGACTTGTTTTCAGTGCTGAGAGCATCGACCGCAGCCTTGCTGTCATCACGCTCCTTAGCGAGTGCAGCAGCGGCGTCAGGTGAGAGCCAGCCCTCATACTTCTTGACAGTCTCTGCAACGGCTGCCTCGACTGCGCTTTTTACAGCGGTATCGAACTCAGCCTGAGTGGTGATAGGTGTGAATTCCATTAATTTTTCCTCCTTTTCGGGGATATATTTCTTTGTAACTCCGGCGTTTATCTGCGCCGGAACAGCAACAAAGCTCCATTCATAGACATCTGTGATGTCATCAAGGATAACGTGGCAGCCGTCCTGCCCCTTGTGATGCCCACACTCGGTAATGTGCCTGTCACAGCCGCAGACCGAGCATATCCTCTTATTCGCAGTGCAGCTCACGCTGACTTCCTTTTTGATTCCGGCATCTATCTCAGTGATGAGGTCCTTGTTATTGTCAGTGCGGACTATGTAAGCCATACCTCTGAGCCATTTATAGATACGCCCGTCCTTTGTGAGCTTGCTCGGTTCGATAACTACCTCAGCATCGAACACACGGGCAGTCTGATTGCCGGTTCTGGGATCGTGGTCGAATATACCGGTCTTGCCGACAAACAGCCTGCTCATAGTGAGCAGTGCCTCGTCAGAAAATCGCTCCTGATCTCTGTCTATATCATTGTCACAGAGGTGAATCGGGAACGCATAGACCTCATTTTCGGCAAACGGTCTGCGAGTGAAGCGGTTTATCTTTTCAAGCATTGAATTATCCATATTTCCTCCTTAGTAGCAGATATGCTGCTTTTTTACTTCCTTTGATGCCGAACATATCCAGTGTGCCAGTGACGTCGATTCGAGCAGCGTTATGTCAATACCCTCTATAAGTGACGCATAGCCATAGCCGCCGGAGCTGCCGATCGCTCTGTGTTCGCAGTTGGTCGCTGCCTGAGTGAGCGAGGGCTGTCCGGAGTGGCAGATGCTGCCCTCGAAGAGCTTCTGCTCGAATAGGGCGTTAGCTTCAATGACCTCCGAGAGCTTCGGAAGCAGCGCTTTGCACTTGACGCCTGCGTTCTTCATATCACTGACAAGAATGTCCTGATTACCGGCGCCGTCTATGACCACCTTTGCGGCGTGGGAACTGCGCAGATAGTCGATTATCCACGCATTGCCGTCACGGACAGGTCGGCAGTCGATAGCCTCGATGAAGATTTTACCGTCAGGCAGCTTGACTGCCACAGAAAGAGAGACATTCGATGTGACCTTTGCGTACTTGACGCCGAAGAAAAGTCTGACCGGAGTTTTCAGTTCCGGCTTATCTATCTTGTATTCGTCCCATTCCCTGCGGCTGATAGCCGACTTCTGGCTGTAAGTGAGCCACAGCCCCAGACGCTGGATATTGTCATCGACCTTGTCGTTTTCGTCGCCCAGCTCATCTCTGATAGTACGTTCACTGAGAATATATCCCAGTGAAGGGTTTGTCTCATACCACAGCTCAGGATCGTGAGCGTCAGTTAGCTTCGGGACGGACCATTCAGCCCACCCTGCATCCTCGTTTTTACCGTTGAGAGTTTTCTTACGGTAGTTCAGGAATACAGTACCGGAAGAAACTGCGGTCGGCGGAGTACCGCACATAAGCGTCTGAGGGTTCTGACTGTCAGTGACAACGTACTTCAGAGCGCTCTCCTGATCGGAAGTATACTCCTGAGCTTCGTCTATTATCAGATCATCATAGCCCTCACCGAGACCGCCCTTGTTCGAGCGTGTGCGGAAGTTTATGACTGCTGTGCTGCCGTTTTCAAGCCACTCGATCGTTTCAAGACCGTATTTCTTGGTGGTCTTGTAGTCAACGCCCTCTTTGTAGCCCGCCTCAGAAAGACGGTCACAGCATTTTCTCCACGCATTGCTTGACGTGGTGGTTCTGTGAGCCGTATAGAGGACTCGCCTGTTGTGAGTGACGCCCCAGACAGCTCGAATAATCAGTATCTCGGACTTGCCGTTACGTCTTGGAACAGACCAGCCGAACTTCATATGCCGGAATGTCCCGTCATCGTTCACAGCCATAATATCTTCGAGCATCAGCTCCTGCCACGGCTGCGCTTTCCGCTTGGATCTGTTGTAGATCTCGACTGCCTCAGAACCGAGGGAATCAGTATATGGGCAGACAACAGATATTGTCGGAGTCTGCCGTCCGAACCGCTTGTCGGTCATTCAGCCAACTCCTTTCTGGCTCATAGGCTCAAAGATTTTTCCAGTCAAATGTCAGGGGCAGCAGCCGGTTTGAGATAATTTCAGTACCGGTGGAAAAGTCCTGACCGGGCTTTATCTTGTCGGACTTCTGACGGTTGCAGGTGAAGTGTGCGAGCTGGAGATTGCTCATATCAGACGGATGACCGCCTTTTGCTACCGGAATGATATGGTCAATTGTCGGGCTCAGAGGGTGCGGAAACTTGAAGCCGAAGTCAACAGGTTTGCCGCAGATGCCGCACACACGCTGCGTTGCATAGATCTTCTTTTTGTTGCTCTCAAACTGCGCTCGCTGAGTGCCGTTGTGATCCGGTCTCAGGTTCGGCTTCGCCATATCTCACCTGCTTTCGGGTATAAAAATAGCACTTGCAACAAAGTTTGAAACTAAGTTGCAAATGCTTGTTTAGGTATAAGAAAACCGCCGGTGAGGGCGGTTAATTCTTATTCTTCAATGATATAATGCTCAGAACCAGTGTATTTAACAGCGATTTTATTTATTCCTTTGGCTTCGTTTTTGATGTGCTCTGGCGCTGAGCGTATAATTACAGGCTTGCTTCCACTTGTATCCATAAACTTATACATTTCGTCTGATACCGCTATTGTCATACTATCATTCCTTTCTGAGCAGTATTTCAACTACCGATTTGGCTGTTTTTCTCGCTTTAATCGGGTTGTTTGCATATTCAGCTACGCTCTCAGAAATAAACTCGTCAACACTTTCAAATCCGTATTTTGAGAGTTTTGCCTTCTTTAACTTCATTTTATCACTATCAGATAGATTTGTCAACTCTTTTTCAAGTGAATTTTTGATGTTTTCAATTTCTGACCGTTTTTTCAGCCAGTTTGCATCATTAAGTTCGTGTTCGTTTTGCAAAGAATGCCCTAATTCGTGCCTAAATGTATGATATACAGAATTGCTTGACCATTGCCCTTCCTTTTTATTCTTTGAAGCAATAGATTGCATATTGGATTTTCCTTGCTTGCCGCCCACTCCCAATAATGTGATCTCACGGCTTTGGGGATTATAGCCTCCATAAACATCATAGCCTTGATACGGCGCTATGCTAACGCCTCTTAGGCTCGACAGATCTCCAAAGATAGCAGTGAAATTATCATATTCTTTTCTGTATTCTTCAGCAAACTCCGGAGTAATAGGTTTAGATCCGTCTAAGCGGTCAAAGCGTATCTCGAAGCTGCCTTTTATCTGATATTTTATTTCGATGCCTCTGAACTGTTGCAAATTCCTCTGCTCGGCAGCTCTTGCCTCATTCCCAGATAGCACTGTCAACTTGCTTTCAGGTACATTTGGGACTTCCTCCCACGTCTTTGAGCGTGAGCCGTCGGCATTCTGCTTGCCCCTGAGCACCTGCCCGTCATAGATGATCGTGCAGTCGCAGTTATCGTGGCGGCGAAAGATATCGTCCGGCTGAGTGCCGAACCTGTACTTACCGGCAACGCTGCTGCACCACTCGCAGCAGTTCGAGCCTTCACGGATGATGTAGCAGGTCAGCCCTGCATCGTTCCGGAACGTGGCATTCTTCCTGATGAAGTCATCGTGAGCGGACTTGACTATCGTGTCGCTTCCGGCTCTGGCGCGGCGCTTGATAACGCTGTCCTCAACGGTCGGATCAACGAGGGAGTGTGTGAACTGCTGCACTCGCTCCGTGGGGAAGTCCTCCTGCTGCGGGCGGATATGGATACCGGCTTTCTCGTCCATAGCTCTCTGGACACGGGCGCAGGTGCTGTTGATGTCCTCGTAGCTGTCACGGAGTATCTGGGTGGTGATGCCCTCACGGTCGCTCAGATCGAGGACTTCCGCCGACAGCTCCCTGCTGACGGCACGGGCAGTTATCTGGGCATAGCGCTCAGTGTCGATGAATGAAGCTCTGCCGCTGTTTATGCGCTTCACGATCGTGCGGAACTCAGGGTCGGTGCTGAGCTTCTTGTCGATAGCCTCCCGGAGCTGTTTATAATCAGCCATTGTCGCTCTCCAATCCTGTCAGGCGGCGGATATTGCCGTCACCGATGAAGCCGGGTACAGCCTGATTGACCTTGAGGATAGCGTCGCCGGCAGCGCCCAGAGCGGCAGCGTCAGGCTCGAATATCGGCAGCCACTCAGGGACGGTATTTGAAAATGCCCTGCGGTCATACTCGAAATTGTCACGAATACAGGCGGCGAGATAACCGGCGTTGAGATAGCCCACACCGATAGTTCTCTGAGCCTTGCGTGAAGTAAGCCTGAGCGATTCGTGCGATGCCCTGATAGCATCATAGCTTGCAGGATTGTCAGTGGTGAAGCCGAGATCGTCCAGTGTCAGACCAGTCTCACCGGCGAACACAGAAGCGTAGGATTTGAGCTGCTCCGCATAGGGTGCCATACTTTGCTGCTGAAACTGCCCCACTGTGGGCTTGTCGCCGTCCTCGTCCTTGCCGATGTTGAGAAATGAGGACATCGTTGCAGCACGGTTGTTGAACTCAGCATCGTCCGACAGTCCGAGGATATACTTCTGGGGAAAACTGTAAAACTCTGCGGATACGTCCATACGCCTGAACGTCCTGAGAACAGCCTGAGTGATGTGCATACAGGTTCGGCTGATACGGCTGTGACCGAAGGGACGTTTAGCGTCCGGTCTGTTGATGACCGGGACGAGCAGAGCGTAGGGAGCCTTGTGAACGAATGTCAGGCTCTCGTCAAGACTGCCCCTGACGTAGTAGTCAGTCTGATACGGACGGAAGTAGGCTTCCAGAATGGGTGTGCGGCTGTACTCGTCACGTTCAAGAACAGCATAGCCCTCTGTGAGCATCTTCGTCACCGGATCAATCGTGCCGGTAGCGTTGCTGCCGTCAATGACCTGCATTGTGGGATAGCCGGTCTCGTCCTGTCCGATGTAGATGAAGCTGCAAGCCGAGATCAGCGCAGACAGCACAGAATCGTCCAGAAGAACGTCCGAGTTGTTCAGCTTGTAGATCTCGTTCAGCCCGAAGTCGTCATTGCTGAACTTATCAAACACGATGCGGTCAGCAACGCTGTCAACAGCCTTTGCGCACCAGCCCAGCGAATAAGCGAGCCAGCCGAACTCCTTTGGAAGTATGCTGCTCAGCTCGCTGACTGAGACCTTCATATCGTAGTAAGCGTAGCGGGTGAGAACCCTCAGCCGCTTTGCATTGAGTTTCTTTTCCAGATACGGCAGCCCGTATTCCATAATAATTCACCTCTTATTTTAGTGCTTGTCGCAGATTAATGAGCAGTGACGGGTTGTAGTCC